TCCAATCTGTTTGTGGATTTTTTGGATACTAACATCTTCGAGCGAAGAGACTGATACCGCTGGCACATCTATTCCTATTGATTTCAAGAAGAAGAACAGTGTGATACTGTCAAGTCCCCCTACTGAAACATAGCAATCCAAGTCCCTTTTTCCACATTCATTATAGAATTCCCATGCTCTTATGCGCGCATAATTCACCTTAAATTCATATGGCATACTTTGTTTTACTCGGAAACTGGCAATTTTGTTGCCGGTGTTGAGCCGTTTATTTTTTTCAATGCAATTTTCCGTCATCGCCTGTTCCTCCCTTCACATCGCCACAAACGCCACTGCTGCGGCAGTGCCTACCGCTCCAAGTACCACCATGGCTTTCACGCAGCGCTCAAGCCCGGCGATATTGTCTGCTGCATCGTACTCCCGCGACTTGCGCATCACGATGCACTCCGTGAGCGTCGCCGCGATTACGAGCACGACCAAGATGATTTTAGTCTTCATAACTTTCTCTCCTACTTCCTTACTCTGAATTTTGTCGTAATATCCTGTCCGTTTGCCGGTGGAGAACTCCACTTTACCGTTCGGCTGAACGAAAAAATTCTCATACCTTGCGCGAAAGTAATATTCAGTGCATCGCACACCGCTTTGGTTTCGACCCATTCGCCCGAAGTCAAGGCATCTAAAACTTTCTTGCGTTCTTCAGTGTTCACGTCTGATCTTCCTTTCATGTTTTCTTTTCACAGCCTGCCGCACTTCGTGATAGAAGTACAAAGCATCCGTCGCTTTGGCTTTGCGCTGAAGCTCGTCTTCTCTCTGACGGCAGTAGTCGCGGTACCGCTTGCAAGTGCTGTGGCATGTCCCACGCTCATCGGCATATCTTCCCGGGCACTCCCTCGGGCAGCAGGTCAGGTTCATGGCTTTCCCTCGCTTTCAATTTGCTCCAGCCCGCAGATCAGCACGGAGCCGTCGTTTTTCTTGTCGGTTATTTCCGCCTGGTAAAAGTCGCTGCCGGTCTTACGGTCTCTGCGGAAGATGATCGCCGTCAGCTCGTAAGCGCTGCCGCTGTACTGCACCGTGCGGTTCATGTGTCGCTTAACTTCCCGCAGCTCCATCACAGCTCCTCAATGCGGATGTAGATGCCCGGAATCTTCGCCCAAAACTTTTCGGTGATCTCGGACGCCACCAGCGCGTCGTCTTTCCAGAATCCCTGCTGCGTCATAACGTCCTTGAGCAGCTTTTGCAGGTTGTCCGTGTCGGGCTTCGATGTGCGGTACTCTCCGTCCGCATGTCTGCCGTTTGGGAAGCACCACTTCGTCGTCAGCCGTACGCCGCCTGTGATCGGGCTTTCGGGTCTGTGCCTGCCTATGTAAGCGGCGAGCTTCTGTCTGGCGGCTTTCAGGTTATCGTCCTCGTAGAACTTTCGTGCCGACCAGTTCACACGCTTCTCCTGATGCGTCACCGTCGGCGGCACCATCGGTACAAAAAACTCCAATGTCATTTATTTCACCTCGTTAAACTGCTGAATTTTTGCTTTTGAAGAAAATTTGCTTTCGTCAAGGGTAGGGGAAGAAGTCGTGTGGGGGAACCTCATGACCCCCACACTTCTTCACCCCTTGACCGTGAGAGAAAGTGAAACGGATATATATACGTCGTAGTATATATACTTTTTCCTTCTCTCGGAAAGGAAAGGAAAATTACTCGACTTTTTCCTTCCGTCGGAAGCCTTAAAAAGCGTTTGAGGGAAAGGGAAAATATCGATATTTTCCTTCTTTCCGAGCCTTGAGAGAAAGTACAGGGAAAGCTTTCCCTACCGATATTTTCCTTTCCCTGTCTTGCTCACTTCGCCGTCCGAAAGCTCAAAATCTTTGCTGCCTTTAAGGTAGTTGCGCACCGTTTTTTCGCTCACGCCGAGGTACTCGGAGAGCTCCTTAACGCTCGCCTTGCCGCCCTCGCCCACCGCTTCAAACGCCGTGTCGAGTGATGCTTCACGCTCTTTTTTGCGCTCCTGCGGGGTCTTCTTGCGTCCGAAATTCTGCTTCCATCCGGTGCCCTTCGGCGTGGCATTTTCGGCTTGCAGGTCGAGCAGGATGCCCGTTTCGTCCGCCCGGTGGATCGGATAATCGAACCAAAAGTTCTTCGGCGCAAAGCGCGGAAACTCGCGCAGCGTGCCTTCTACACGCCATGCGGACTTTGCGTTTGCAGCTGTACGCGCCCTTGACACATCGCCGAGCATTAAGTTGTATGACGCTTCCCGCAGGTGCTTTTTGCACAGCGCCATCATTTGCGTCGCGCTCAGTCGGTCATCGTCTCCGGCTTCGTCCGCCTTGCGGTAGCGTGTCAGCCAATCGAGGCACACGGCGCACACCGCGCGGTTCTCCTGCTGTTCCTTGATGCCGTCGGTCAGCTCCAGCTCGATAAGGTCGATAAGCGCATCCGGATCGCGCGCAAACACACCGGAGCCGGACGCACGGTCCATGCTCTTTTTGCCGCCCTGCCCGCCTTTTGAATGGTGGTGGCAGTAGATCACGGCGCAGCCGAGCTCCGTGCACACCTTGTCGAACTGGTTGCAGAAATGCGCCATCTGGTCGGCGCTGTTCTCGTCGCCGGTGATGATCTTGTAAATCGGGTCAATGACGATCGCCATGTAGCTCTTTTTTGCGGCGCGGCGAATAAGTTTCGGCGCGAGCTTATCCATCGGTACGCTGCGCCCGCGCAGGTTCCAGATGTCGATGCGGTCGATGTGCTCCGGCGTAAAGCCGAGCGCCGTGTAAACGTCGCGGAAGCGATGCAGGCAGGACGCACGGTCTAACTCAAGGTTTACGTATAGCACGCGTCCCGCCGTGCAGGGAAACGAAAGCCACGGCTTCCCCTCTGCGATGCAGCAGCACAGCTCGATGAGCAAATACGATTTGCCCGCCTTACTGGGGCCCGCCACGAGCATCTTGTGCCCCTGCCGCAGCACGCCTTCAATAAGCGGCGGTGCAAGCGCCGGCAGGTTGTCAAAGAATGTTGAAAGGTTTTCTTCGTCCGGCAGATCGTCGTTGACGCTCTCAATCCAGTCGCGCCATTCTTCAAACGAGCTTTTACCGATGTTCGTATCGACCAAAAACTGCTTGTGCTTCCCGCGCACCACGCCGGGCATGCGCGAAAGTCGTGAAGGATTGCGGTTCTGCTTATCGATGTCCAGTCCGTTTTTTGCACAGACCTTGTAGAGATAATCGACACGTGCGCGGTATTCCTCATAGCTGCCCGCATCAACGCGCACAATCGCGTGCAGACTCTTGCCGCCGCTGTACACAAGGCAGGCGACCGGCAGCTCCAATTCACGTATGACGGCGTTCTGGCTCGCGATATCCATGCTGTCGGATTCAACAAGCGCATAGCGGTATTCCGTGATATTCTCGTTTTTCACACCCTTGCCGTCTAAGGGATTGAAGCGGATCCACGCACCGACGGCGGGGTTATAGTCGCCAAGCACCGCACCGAGGTCGTCGCCGCATTTATACAGCGCGCTGCATAATTCGCCTGCCGTTTGCGTGTAGCTGCCGCTTTTCGGCATGTACTTGCCGTCTTTCTCCCAGCTCTCGGTGACATAGCCCACCGTGTCCGTGCTGTCAAACAGCGTTTCGAGATACCGTATCAGCTCGGCGGCAGGCTTCCACTTTTCCGGCTCGTGAATGTCCTGCGCTTCAATCCAGTTCTTGTCCACCACAACAAATTCATCATGACGGTCAATCGTGTCGTTCCAATCGAGCTCATGGTCTGCTTTTGCGGGCTTGTAGCCGTTATCCAGCGCCATTTTGACAAGCGTCCCGGCGGTGATGCCTGTACCCGTAAACGTGTCCCATTTGCGCTCACATTCGCCCGGATGATACCGCTTTAAATCTCGGCGGCTCCAGGCGTCCCAGTCCGAAGCCTTGTACCCCGCGTCCTTGAGCGCCATGCCGATGCCTGTCCAATCCGTATAATCGAGCAGAGCGGGGTCGATATAGTCGAGCAGCTCCAAGAGGTTCTCGTTGTTATACTCCATTTACGCCTCCGGTCTGAAGCTTTTCGGGTCAATGCCGTACGGCGTGCGCCAGTTGTTCGCGGCGATGCGGTCGATCATGCCGCGGGCGGCCTCGAACGACCATGTGCCCACGTGCTGAAATCCGCGCCCCTCGAGGAATCGTATTTGCTTTGGCGTCGTCAGTCCTGCCGTACGGCGCTTTTCGAGCTTATCGAGGATCTTCGCCGCCTTGCCTGCGTTGCCGATCTCATCGGGGAAAATGCCGAACTTTTGAAGCGCCGAGATTTGCTTTTCGCTCGGCGGCGACATCTCCCACCCGAACGCCGGCACATAGCCGGAAAGGTCTTCCGCTTGAATGGACATTTCAAATTGCAGCGGATCCACAAGCCTTTTCTTGCGGCTGCGCATCTCGTTAAGCTGCTTTGCAAGCGCTTCTTCGCGTTGCGCTACAACGTCCTCGGATGCCGTTTTCTCCGCTTCTTCAAGGTCAACGGGTGCGCCTGCGGCTTCTTCCATGTTGCGCGTCATCTGCTGCGCGACTTCTTCATTTTCGCAGATGAGGTTCGCCGGGTGGCAAAGCTCGTGGCGTTCCGTGTGCCAGAGGAAGTCCAGTAAAAGCAGGTGGTCTTTGCCGGGGTATAATCGCGTGCCCCTGCCCACCATCTGGCTGTATAAGCTGCGCACCTTCGTCGGACGCAGCACCACTACACAGTCTACGCTCGGGCAGTCCCAACCTTCGGTCAAGAGCATACTGTTGCACAGCACGTTATAATCGCCGCGGTCAAACTGCTCCAGTATCTCCGCGCGGTCTGTGCTCTCACCGTTGACCTCTGCCGCACAAAAACCACGCTCGTTCAAAATATCCCGGAACTTCTGCGAGGTCTTCACAAGCGGCAGAAACACGACCGTTTTGCGGTCTCTGCAATACTTCATCATCTCGTCCGCAATGCCGTATAAATACGGGTCAAGTGCTGTACCGAGGTCGGCGGCTTTGTAGTCGCCTGCTTGTACCGATACGCCGGAAAGGTCGAGCTTCAGCGGCACGGTCAGCGCCTTGATCGGCGTGAGGTAGCCCTCCTTGATCGCTTTCGGCAGCGTATATTCATAGGCGAGTGACTGAAACACCGCGCCTAAATTCTTCATGTCTCCCCTGTCCGGCGTTGCCGTCACGCCGAGCACCTTTGCGGTGCTGAAATGGTCCAGTACGCGCCGGTAGCTGTCCGAGATGCAGTGGTGCGCCTCATCGATGATGATCTTGTCAAAATAGTCGTAGTCGAACCCCGCAAGGCGTTTTTCGCGCATCAGGGTCTGCACGGACCCCACGACGATGCGGTACCAACTGCCGAGGCAGCTTTCCTGCGCTTTTTCCGTCGCGCACAAAAGCCCTGTTGCCGTGCGAATCTTGTCTGCCGCCTGTTCAAGCAGCTCTCCTCTGTGTGCCAGAATCAGCACGCGGTCGCCGTCCCGCACGCTGTCCTCGGCGATCTTTGCAAAGACAATCGTTTTTCCGCAGCCGGTCGGCAAAACAAGCAGCGTGCGATCCACGCCGCACGCCCACTCATTTTCAACTGCCTGCCTCGCCTCCTGCTGATATGGTCTCAGCTCCATCAGAAGTCACCCGGTGTAAAGCTCGGTGTCGGCGCGGCGGGTGCCGTTTCCGGGTCTAAAAAGCGCGTTACCTCGTTTGATTCGTGTTCTTGGTTGTCCTTTTCGCTTGTCCATTTGCGGATGCCGATATGCGCACGGCCGCGTGCACCGGGTACGGCAGCCCAGTTCATCTTGAGCGGCTGCCCGTGCTTGCGCTGCCCGATGCACGTGAAGAACGCGCACAGCAAGCCCTCGCAGCGCGTGTGCAGCAAAAGGTTGTGCTGCACGGTGACTACGCCCTCGGGCGTCACCACGTCAAGGTCTAAGATTGCCTTCGGGCAGGGTCCGATCTTCGCACCGCCGTTATACCGTGCGCGGGTCAGTTTGCTTACGGTAAAGCTGTAATCGCCCTCCGGGATAATTCTGAAATTGCTTTCGTTTTCTATGGTGTCTTCCCAGTCCATTGCTCTTTCGTTCGTTGTGTTTGCCATGATCTGTTTCTCCTTATACGTCAAACGGTAAATCTCTGTTGCTGCGGATCACTGAAAATACTTTCGGCCATGCGCCGATCAGCACGCCCTGCACGAACGCAGGGTCATAGCTCGAGATCGGTGTGTCTTCGGGATAATAGCCCTTCTGCCCGATCGCCATTTGAATTTCCTCTGCGGTTACGTGCTCCGGGCGCATGAGGTCTGCAAGCGCTTTCGGCACGTAAGACGGAATGCTGTACGCTTCTTCTGTCGGTGTCTCGTCCAATACGGCGTTCATCTGCTGCATCGGTACGGCTGCGCTGACCGGTGCCGATGGTGCCTGCTGCATGGGCTTGCCGCCGATGCACTGCGCGATCTGCGCGTACTCAAACGGCAGCTCATCCGCCAGACCGAAACGGTTCTTCGCGTCCCAGCACGGGTGGTGAGACGTATACATGACGCGCTTGCCGCCCTGTACCTTGAACTTCTGCCCTTTGTCGTCCGTCTGCACGGCGAACGTCTTGTAGTTCGCGAACAGCACCATGTCCGCCCATTCTTTGACGAGCGGCGAGATCTGGCTGCCGGTCTTCTTGCCGAGCTTCATCTCGTAGCGGTCATACGCTCCCATTTCGTCCGGCTGTTCAAATTTGCGCATCTGTGCGTGCGCGGTCAGCACGACGTGTACGCCCGCCTGCACGATTTCCTCCAGACTGTTGAGAAACCGCCCGAATTCCTCTTTTTCGTATACATAGCCGTTACCGTAGCCGAAGTCTTCAATGCCCTTCTTCTGGTATCGGCTGCAAATATCGTCGATGCACAGCTGCTCCGCCCAGTCGATTGTATCGATGATGAGCGTGCCGCACACCTGCGGGTTCTGCTTGACGTATGTAAGCTCCTGCCGCAGCATCTCCCAGCTTGTGGGCTTGTCCATGCGGCGCACGTCCATATATTTCGTACTGCCCTCGGTGTCGATGAACAGCGGGTTCGGGAACTGCGCGGCAAAAGTCGATTTACCGATGCCCTCCGGTCCGTAAATGACGACTTTTTTCGCCGATTCGATTTTGCCAGATGTGATATTCATTAGAATTCTCCTGCCTTCCATTCTTTTTTCTGCGGCACTTCGCCATTGACATAGCCGTCTTCAATGATGATCGAGCACTCGCCGCCGGTGCTGACACGCGTCGCGATCGCCTGCAAGCCCTCCTGCTCAAGCCATGTGCCGAAGTCCTGTAAGGTCTCCGTGTCCATCTGTTCAAGCTTATCGATAAGCACAAACCCGCAGTTCGGGTTCAGCTTGCGCACAATCGCGGTCGAGACCTTGAGCTGCTCGCTGCCGCTCATGCTGTCCCATCGGTGCCCGTTGTACGTCAGTTCGCCGTTTTCCACGGATAAGCCCGGCAAAGGCAGCGACGCATTTTTCAGCAGGTCAATCTTTTTCTGCCGCACGTCGTTCAGCTTTGCGGTCATGGTATCGTACTCGGCGCGGTGCGCGTTCGCATCTTCCTCGGCTTTCTCTTTATTGAGGTTCGTGCGCACCTTTTCATTGATGACCTCGATGTCGCGGATATTCTGCTCGAGCTCTGCGGTCGATTCATCGTGCAGATCTTCCGCGCTTTTCAGCGCACATTCCAGGTCACGTTCGGTCTTTGTAAGCTGCTGACTGTACCTTGCAAGCTCTGCGCGCAGATCGTCTACTTTCTGTACCAAACGTTCACGCGCTTCACTGAGCACGGCAGCATTCAAACGCTTGCGCTGGTTCTCACCGTTTTTCGCGAGAATCTCCTGCTGCGCCCGGATGAGCTCACTTGCGGAAATCGGTTCCTTCGGTGCATCCGGGTAATACGGCATCTCTTTCGCAAACTTCGCTTTCTGGTCGGCAATCTGCCCGATTGCACGGCGGCGGTTGTAGAGGTCGTTTTCCTGCACCTCGAGCTCCTTGAGCTGCGGGCCTACGCCGATGATCTTCAAAAGCACCTCGGCTTTCTCGCGCGAAGACGCTTCCATAAATTTCGGCAGATCAATCGCGAGTTCTTCCACGAACTCGTTCAAGAGCTGCTGGCCGGCGCGCTTGCCGGTCGGGTCCGTGACCTTGAGGTCGCTGTTTTTGCCCTTGCGCTCCACCTCAAGTCCGTTACTCATGACAATATGTAAGTGCGGCGGGATCACCGACCCCTCTCTTACGGCCTGTGACGGGCGGTAACGGTCGCCGCCCAGTGCCCAGGCAATACTGTCCAACACGGAGGTCTTGCCCTGGTTGTTGCGTCCGCCGATGATTGTCAGCCCGTTTTCGGACGGCTCAATCTTCACGGCCTTGACGCGCTTCACGTTCTCAATTTCGAGCTTGTTGATCTTCATCATTTCTTCAATACCTCATTCACGACTGTCTGCTGCTCGATGGTAACGTGATCCGCAGCATACTTAATCATCTCACTCGCGATCTGCGTCAAAGAGATGTTCGTGTCCATGTAGATCTTCTCGATGATCTCAATCGCTTCGTCGGTCAGGCGGATGCGGTTCTGCGCATCGATATGCGCCTTCGGTGCGATTTTTGTAAATACCAGCTTATCGTTTTTTACAGTTGTACGCTTTGTCATGTTAAAACTCCTCCTTGAGCACGCGGCGAATGGCGTGGTTTCTGGCCTTATTTTCGATTTCTGTCAGCTTATCGGTCGAAAGCTTTTGCTTCTGAGCCATGTAATAAATTACGGATACGACCGCGCCGTACACGGCAGTTAAATCATCTCCGAGTTTAATATTCGCGGTTACGTCGACGCCGCCGTCCGGGTTTTGCTCTGCGAGCAAGAAAGACCCCTTGACATTCTCAAGAATTTTGTCTATACTCAAATCAGAGTGTTTATCCGACTCTTTCGCCGTTTCGACTGCTGCAACAGCCGGAGCGGCATTTTTCTTTTGAATGAGCTTTTCGTAAAGGCTCTGGGTGTCGTCACGCAAATCCGCGAGATCGTCGGCGAGGTCGCTGTACAGCTCCGTTTCTTCGCTGTTATCCGCGACGTTCATCGCCGCTTTCAACGCGTCCGCCATGCCGTCGAAGGCAGCTTCTACTTTGTGATACAGGTTCATGCGTTTCTTTCCTTTCTTTTTCTGTAAGCATCAAGGCTTACGATATTCCCGCACGACCGTGCGGCTTTTCTTTTCCTGCGCTGCGCGGCGACGAGCCGGTCGATAACGATCTGGAGCCCGAGCACGGACCCCATGACCGCCCCGATCAGCATCGCAAAGCCGAGCAGCTTGACTAAGATCATGCTTTACACTTCCTTCCAGAATCTAAATCTTCGGGTGAGTCACGCGGGTCCTGCCGTAACCTTCCGGCTTCTCGCCCCAGTCAAAGTTTGTCAGATGTAGGCCATAAGTTTTACGCCACATCATATCCAGCGCCGCTTCCACGCATCTGCGGTTCTGCGCCACCTGCTCCGGTGTCTCGTCTAAGTATCGTACAATCACCGTCGGCGTGCCGAGGTCACGCTCTTTGCGCTTTTTAGGGGCTTTCTTCGCGGTCGTTTCTTTCATGGCGGTCGTTTCTTTCATGAAAATCACCTCTTTTCTTTTTATGCGGTGTCGGTTTGTCCATATCCCGCAGCCCTCCCACCTGCCGCCCGTTCAATGACAAGAAAATAATCACTTCGGCGCAAACAAAATGAAATCATGGGAGGTAAGTTCCGGGCGGCATGGGGCAAGGCTGCGGGGTGGGTTAGGTCAATTTCCTTGTACATCTCCGTTTCTTGTGGTAATATGGAAGAAAAAGGAGATTTTTTGTATGAATATAGACTTTACCATCGAGTTTAAAGATATTTTGGCTATGATTATAAGCCCTATTTTTATTGCTATAACTACGCAATATCTCATTGAAAGACATCCTGGAAGTTATGAGCGCGAAAGATATGAAAAGGTCGTGTTCCCGATTTTTGATAAACTGGAAACTATTCTCTACAAGAAAAATCTTTCTGATGAAGATTTAATACTTGTTAAAGAATGCCGTAAAATTGTCGACAAAAATCGTATGATTGCCGGAGGACGCTTGCTGCATTGCTTTGCTCAAGATGAAAAGACCAATTTCAAATCGATGTCGCGGAAAATTGACCTCGAATACGATTTATGTACGCGGAAACTTGGATTACCACTTCGCCCTATTGACTATCGACTGAACCGTTCTCGTGGTGTACAAGTCTTTTTTCTGTCTTTGTACATATCCAGACTTTTGATCTCATCCGGCGCCCTTATTTCCTTTGCTTTCATCGTCTATCGCTTACTGCTTCAAATTCTCTGATTACAGCAATTTTCTTAAAATCAGAAACATAATAAAGCTTAAAGCGATAAACTCGAGTACATCTAATAGTCGATACATTTCCTCCCCTCCTCTCACTCTTTACCACAACTCGGTATCTTTTGGAGTTACTCACGCGCAAAAAAAATTTCTGCTGGGTTCTGAATTTTAAGCAGCGAAATCATCTTATCGATTTCATCACTGCCGAAAACGCCTTTTTTCATCTTTCCATAGAACGTTTTAGGCGTGATGCCGATAGCTTTTGCTACGCTTGCCTGCGACATATTGCGCTTGGTAATGATGCCGCGCAGTTCGTCAGTCTGGATCATTTTTTGTATCACCTCTTTTAGTATCTTTTTAAGCTACTTTGAGTATAGCACGCACAAAGTAACTTGTCAAGATATTTTTTTCTTGACTTGTAACTTTTTCGTGATATAATGAAGTCGAACAGGAGGTGAATTAAATTGACCAAAGGAGAACGTATCAAAGCCAGACGCGAAGAGCTCGGCATCACGCAAGTTGCTTTAGCTGACATGATAGGCGAAAGCAAGCAAACCGTATATAAATACGAAAGTGGTCTGGTTTCCAATATTCCTTCCGATAAGGTAGAACTCATTGCTAAAGCTTTAGGAGTTCAGCCCGAATGGATCATGGGCTGGGACGTTTCAAGCTCCCCTATCCCGCCCGGCTTTATTCCGCTGCCGAAAACATATAAAGTTCCGCTCGTTGGGCGCATTGCCTGCGGTACGCCGATCACGGCCGAAGAAAACCTCGAAGGCTATGTAGATGTACCCGTTGACCGTCAAGTAGATTTCGCGCTGCTGTGTGAGGGTGACAGCATGGTTGATGCCGGCATTAAAAACGGCGATGCCGTGTATATCCGTAAGCAGCCTACCGTAGAAAATGGGCAGATTGCCGCCGTACGCATTAACGGAGAAGCGACCCTGAAGCGCGTATATATCAACGGCAATACAATGGTGCTCCAACCTGCAAACGCAAGCTATCCCCCGCTCACCTATTCACTCTCCGACTTAGAAGACGTAGCTATTGAGGGGCTCGCCGTCGGTTTTACGCATTGGTTTTAATCAAAAATGAATAAGAGAGGTATATTTTATGGGTTTACTTGATATTTTTCGCGCTGGTAAAATCCGGCAGGAAAACGAAGCATTAAAGTTGCAGAATAATTTCTTGATACAGAAAAATGCTTTTCTGGATAAGAAACTGCATGATCTCGGCTGCGAAACCTATGAACAGGTGCAGCAGAAGTGCGTAGAAGTGCAAAAGCAGATCGGTCAGCATGAAATCGAGCTGGATAATCTTGCAAAGCGCTATGAAACAGCAAATGCGGATTTAGCCGAGACCACGAATTCTCTCTCCAAAACGGAAAAGCAACTCCAGAGTGCAAATCAGCGCCTGCGCAAAAGCAAGGAACTTTACAAAGCCGTAACGTCCTGTGTTGAAAACTTCACGACATTTGACATTTCTCCGTATAACTGCAAAATCCCGGACGTGAATTTAAAAGAAGCTGATGAGCTCGCCCCGTCGGTCATTCTCAAGCTGCACAGCATGGACGTGCAGTCCCTGCGCAAAGCCTACCGAGAGAACGACCGTCAAATTGAAAGCGTCATGCAGCGATACGCACAACGCTACACCACAAAGGCAAACCAAGCTATTTATAAGCTGATGACCATTGCGCTTCGTGCTGAATTGCAGAACATTCTGACTGATTTGAAATACGAAAAGCTGGATAAAGCGCTCGAGAACGTGCGGTCAATGACGGCTAAGTATTTGCAAATTGCGTCAGACGGTAATCAATCCATTGCCGGAACGCTCACAAAGTTTATCGGTGAATTGGAATACCTCTTTTGCAATGCTGTAAAAATCGAGTATAACTACTACGTCAAGAAAGAACAGGCACGCCAGGAGCAACTTGCTTTGCGCGAACAGATGCGGCAGGAAGCCGAGGAGCGTAAGGCTCTCGAAGTGGAAAAGAAGAAAGTCGAAGCTGAAGAAAAGAAGTATCAGAACGAGATTGAAAAGCTCTTTGCGCAGGCTGAAACCGCGAACGATGTTGAAAAAGAGAAACTACAGGCGCGCATTTTGGAGTTGCAGGCACAGCTTTCCGATGTCGCCGTGCAGAAAGAAAGAATTGCTTCTCTCGCAAACGGCCGCGCCGGCAATGTGTATATTATCAGTAACCTCGGTTCGTTTGGTGAGAACATGTTTAAAATCGGCATGACACGCCGCCTTGAACCGCAAGATCGTATCGATGAGTTGGGCAGCGCAAGCGTACCGTTTAAATTTGACGTGCATAGCTTTATCTTCTCGAACGATGCCGTCGGTCTCGAAGCAAAGTTGCATGAGATGCTCAATAGCAAGCGCGTGAACAAAGTCAACCGCCGCAAAGAGTTCTTCTATACTTCCATCGATGAGCTCGAAAAATTGGTGCAGGAGATTGAGCCCACTGCCGAATTCAACCGCACCATGATCGCCGAAGAATACCGTCAGTCCCAGTCTTCCGACGTTATCTATACCGATGATGTTACGGACGATGACGAGGACGAAGAAGAATAAGTACGAAAGGAAGCGCCAAACATGAAATTCGGCATTCGGAAGCCCAATTACAAAGCACGGTTCAAAGCGCGCACTACCGGCAAGCTGAAAAGGAAAATGAAAAAAGCGGTCAATCCTTTCTACGGCAAAAAGGGCGTTGGATTTATCAAAAGCCCCTCAAAATCGGTCCAAAGCGCGATATATCACAGAACCACCGTGGGCGTACCCTCTGTTCTCCCGAAATCGAAGTCCCACAAGACTTCGCCTGCAAGTAAGTCACCGTCGCCAAAACCGACAAGGGTCTCGCAAAGCCCTCAAGCCGTTCCTGTGTATTCTGCAAAAACCTATAAGACTACCGGCACGGTTTTGTACATAGTCGGTATCATCGCTTTGCTGCTTGGTCTCGTTACCATTGCTGTTGGCGGCGCATTTTTCATCGTTTTGGGCATTGTTTGCATCGTAATCGGTCACCGTTATAAAAAACAAGCACCCGATACGAATAACACCGAGCCACCTCAAACATAAAATAAGTCACCTTTTCATGCAGAAGGTGTGGATAGAAATAACACACTGACCGAAGTCATACAGAACTCCGACGGTCGCCCTCTCCCGAGGGCGTGGATAGAAAAGAAAAAGCCCCGCTGTGGGGTAAAAAGTTGAAAAATGGAAACCCAACATGTTATAATAATCATAGAGAAGGAGTTGATTTTATGCCGACAATTTCAATGTTCAGAGGAATCAAGGTCTGTATTTATTGGAGCGACCACATGCCGCCGCATTTCCACGCATTTTACGGCGGCGCTGAGGTTCTCGTATCCATCGAAGAATTGGAAGTGTTAGAGGGCTCAATGCCTTCTAAGCAACTGAAAATGCTTCTGGGCTGGGCAGCTTTCCATCAAGAGGAGCTCCGCGAGAACTGGGAGCTTGCAAGAAATCAGCAGGAGTTGTTCTCCATCGAGCCGCTGAGATAAGGAGGTTATACCATGGCAAACACAGTTGAATATTATCTTTCCAAAGGATTTGACCGCAAAGCCGCAGAATACTTTGCAGGCGGAAAGAAAAAGATCGTCGGTGTCGTTGCCAATCGTGACTTCACCCTGACGATCAGATTCGATAACGGCGAAAAACGGCTTTACGATATGCGCCCGCTTCTCAAAAAAGGTACCGTTTTTGAGCCGTTCACCGATATGGAAAATTTCAGCCGGGTCTATGTAGATGATACCCACAGCATCGCGTGGGATATTGACCCGAATGTGGACAGCAATAAGGTCTGGAACAATAAAGTTGATCTTTGCGCAGATGAGTGTTATATCGACAGCGTGCCGATGAATTGAAGCCCGCCACAAAACAAAAAAAGCCCCGCCGGTGCTACCAACACCGACGAGGCCGCCCGGCGAACCGGGTGGACAGTATAGTCCCGAACAAACTATATTGTACCACCTGACCCGGGCAAAAGCAATAGCCCGGGCATTTTTATGCCCAATTTTAAACGCATATAATTGAGAACGGATAAAAACAGGAGGTACATAAACAATGAGATACGCGATATATCTGCGCAAAAGCCGTGCGGATGATACGTCCGAGCCGCTGGAGGTGACCTTGCAGCGCCACCGCCAGATGCTCGAAAAATACATGCAGCAGCACGACATCGCCGTGCAGGACGAAGACGTTTTTGAAGAAGTCGTCTCCGGCGATAGTCTGTACGCCCGCCCGCAAATGCTGCGTCTGCTCGAGGCCGTCGAAGCGGGCACATACACCGGCGTGCTGTGCGTGGATATACAGCGCCTCGGGCGCGGTTCTATGCAGGACCAGGGCATGATCTTAGACGCATTCAAGTGGTCTGACACGAAGATCGTCACCCCCACGCGCACCTACGACCTCTCGAACGATATGGACGAGACATACACCGAATTTGAGAGCTTTATGGGACGGCAGGAGTACAAGATGATCAAAAAGCGCCTGCGCCGCGGCCTGAACGCAACGATCGAAAACGGCGGCTATATCGCGAACGCACCGTATGGCTACGATAAGACGAAAATCGGTAAAACGCCCTCACTGAAGATCAATGAAGCCGAAGCGAAGTTTATCCACATGATCTTCGACCTCTACCAGGGCGGCATGGGTACGGCGACCATCGCAACGACGATTGATCGGCTCGGTGCAAGGCCGCACCGCGGCGAGCATTTCGCGCGCTCCACGGTGCTCAAGATACTCAAAAACGACGTGTACCGCGGGAAGATCGTCTGGAACCGAAAGACGTGCGTGCGCCCCGGACAGCGCGGAAACGAGCATCACCTCACGATCTACAACGCCCCTGAAAAGTGGACTGTTGTTGACGGGCTGCACCCGGCGATTATTGATAACGAGCAGTTTGAAGCCGTGCAGCGGATTCTTGCAGGGCACTATCACCCACCTGCAAACACCGGCAAGCGCATAAACCCCTTAGCCGGTCTCGTACTTTGTGGAAACTGCGGGCGGCCTTTGCAGCGCATTGCAATCCAGTCTGCCGGAGGGCCCTTGCTCGGCTGCCAAGTGCCCGGATGCATCGTGTCCAGCAAGCTCGAATACGTCGAGCAAGCCGTTCTGCGGGAAATCCAAAAGGAGTTTGATAAGCTCTGCGCCAACGCGGAGCAGAAGCAGCAGGAAAGCCAAATTGACTACGCAGCCATGGCGAAGTCCATAGATGCCGAGATCAGTACGGCACATCAGCAGCTCGGCCGCCTGTACGATCTGGTGGAACAGGGCGTGTACACCATCGAGGTGTTCAACGAGCGACGCGGCGCCTTGCTCAGCCGCATATCGGCGCTGGAAGATGAACGTAAGAACCTTGTCCCGCCCCAACAGCTCGACCTCGAAAAAATGCGTGCCAACATTGAAGCCGTGTTCGACGCCTACCCCACCGCCGACTTCAACACGAAGAACCAACTACTGAAATCCATCATCGATAAGATCGTATATAACAAGCAAAAAAGCGTTCAACCAAAAGGGTTCACCCTCGAGGTTTTTTTACATTGCCTGTACTTATAGCTTGCGCAATGTTATGATAAAGACTGCTTAGAGGATTTACGTGTGCTGTTTCCCACCTCGGTGCAGCCCATTGTGGACGCTTCCGCTAATGTGCGGGTGCGGGACGTTGATGTAATCTCTGTGTACATTGATATGCAGCCGATTCCCTTTAACCGCGGGTATTACTCCATTGATCTCACGTTTTTCTTTGACGTATCTTTGGAGCTGTACGGCGGCGCGACAGTGGGCTGCGAACGCGTAAGCGGTATTTCAATTTTCAATAAGAAGGTCATTCTCTACGGCAGTGAGGGCAACGTGAAGATGTTTACAAGCGAGAGCTGCCGTGACGAAGCCGATTTACAGGGCAATAAGGTCTTACCCAAGGCGACTGTGCAGGTCGCGCAGCCGGTGGCGCTTTCCGCAAAGCTTTGCGAGCACTGCCGCTGCGGCTGCGAGCCCTGCTGCGTGATCCCGGACTGCATTGCAAGCCGTTACGGCGGCGCGTTTGAAACGGTAGAGCAGAAAAACACCGTATACGTGACAATCGGCCTGTTTACCATCGTGCAGATTGTGCGGAATGTACAGATGCTCATTCCCGCGTTTGATTTCTGCATTCCGGATAAGGAATGCGTCACCTCCGGCGACAATCCCTGCGAGTTGTTCCGCAAGATTGATTTCCCGACCGACGAATTTTTCCCGCCGAAAGCGAGCGACTGCGGCTGTGGCTGCGGCAGACAAAATTAGAACCGCATTTGAATAATATAAGCCGTGCACTTTGAAAACAGGTGCACGGCTTACTCTTTTTATACTTTTGTCAGTCTTGCGAAGTTTGCAAACAGCTTTTTGGTGCCGACTTTGTCAAACGCGACTTCGAGCAGCGTATCGTTCGCCATCGGCGTGGCGGAAACGATGAGACCCGTGCCGAACGCCTTGTGCAGGACAGTATCGCCTACGCGGTATGTACCGGCAGGCGCGGGCTTTACGCGCGGCTTCGGCGTGAATCCGCCGGCTTCCGCAACGGATTTTGTTTTCGGTGCTTCCCCGAACGGCTTCGCACCGCCGAAGCTCGGCATAGAGACTGGGCGCGCGCTGTAATCGCGGGAGCGGGTGTGCTCGACGAGCGTCTCCGGGATCTCTTCCACAAAGCGTGAAACGCGGTTGCGGTTCGTCATGCCGAAGATCATGCGGGATTCCGCGTGGAAAATGTACAGCTCCTCTTTTGCACGCGTGATGGCAACATACGCTAAACGGCGTTCCTCCTCCACTTCGGACGGTACATATACGCTCGCCATGCCCGGGAAAATGTTTTCCTCCATGCCCGGCAGGAACACCACCGGGAATTCGAGACCTTTTGCGGAGTGCACCGTCATGAGCACGACGGAATCGGCGTTATTATCGTAATTATCGATGTCCGTGATGAGCGAAACTTCTTCGAGAAAATCCGAAAGCGTGCCTTCTGGGTTTTCCTCCTCAAAACGGCGCAGGTTGGAAGCAAGCTCCTGCACGTTCGCGGCGCGGTCTTCTGCGGATTCCGGGTCATCGGTCTTAAGAAAATTCAGGTAATCGATGCGCTCCACAAGCTCGTCATAAAGCTCGCCGAGCGTGACTTCTTCGTCATTGTTGAGCTCGATGAGTCCCTGCATCTGTGCGGCGAAAAGCGTCATTTTGTTTGCGGCACGGGACAGTGCGGGATAGTCTTTCGCGTGCGAGACGACCTCAAACAGTGTCTCACCCGTCTGCTGACCGATCTGCGCCGCGACTTCGACCGAGCGGTCGCCAATGCTGCGCTTTGGCGTGTTGATGATGCGGCGCAGGCGCATTTCATCACTCGGATTGTTGATAACGCTCAAATATGCGATCATCTCGCGGATCTCACGGCGCTCGTAGAAGCGCGTGCCGCCTATAATTCTATGCGGTACGCCGGACTTTGCAAAATTGCGTTCAAATGTCAGCGACTGTGAGTTCATGCGGTACAAAACAGCGTAATCAGAGAATTTCCGCCCTGCGGCAACGCCGTCTAAGATGATCTTCGTGATGCGCTCGGCTTCGTCCGTTTCATTTTCCGCCGTGTGCAGGTGGATCATGGCGCCGGTGCCATTTTGCGTCCACAGCGTTTTGCCTTTTCTCTCGGTGTTATGCTCAATGACGGCGTTCGCGGCGTCCAGAATGTTCTGCGTCGAGCGATAATTCTGCTCCAGACGAATGACCGTCGCATTCTGAAACGTATTTTCAAAGCTCAGAATGTTTTCGATCGTCGCACCGCGGAATTTGTAGATGCTCTGGTCGTCGTCGCCGACCACGCAGAGGTTACCGCTTTTTTCGGCCAGCATGCGCACAAATGTGTACTGCGCATGGTTTGTGTCCTGATACTCGTCAACCATTAGGTAGCGGAAACGGTTCTGGTAGTATTCCAGAACGTCCGGGCACTTTTTGAAGAGCTCCACTACTTTGTTGATGAGGTCGTCAAAGTCCATAGCATCGGCGTCTTCCAAACGCTTTTGGTACGTTGTATACGCGCGGGAGATAATCTTTAATCTGAAATCGTCGCCGACCGTGAGGGCGTACTCAGCAGGCGAGATTAAAGAATCCTTTGCCCGGGAAATCTCGTTCAAAATCGATTTTGGCGTGATGTTTTTTTCCGAAATATCAAGCTCTTTTAAGATGCTTTTCATCAAGCGGCGCTGGTCGTCGGTATCGTACACCGTAAAGTGCGAGGAATACCCGATGCGCTCGCCGTCACGGCGCAAAATACGCGCGCAGGTGGAGTGGAACGTCGATGCCCAAATGTCGTTGGCGGTCTCGCCCAGCATGGCACACAGGCGGTCTTTCAGCTCGCCTGCGGCTTTGTTTGTGAAGGTAATAGCCATGATGCGCCACGGTGCGCAGGCAGAAACACTCAAATGCTCCTGTGTTTCCGTTGTGAGCGGCGTGCCGTTTTCAATATAAGCTTTGCACGCGGCAATATCATTTTCATCGAGATCGTCACGCAGATAGGTGCTGTTGTACGCGTCGCCGTAGCGCAGGATATTCGCGATGCGGTTGATGAGCACCGTTGTTTTTCCGCTGCCTGCGCCTGCCAAAATAAGCAGCGGGCCGTTTACGGTGAACACGGCTTGCTTTTGGCGGTCATTCATGCGTGCAAAGTCTTTTTCCAGCACTGCGCGGCGCAGTGCAAGGATTTCCGATTTATCCAT